GTGATAAGTCGAGAAAAATTAAATCAACTTCACCGACAATAGATCCACGAAAATTGGGTGTCGAATACCAATACGATACAGGTGTGTGCAAACTTACACGAGAATATTGCAGTCGCTACGGTCTTGAATTTAAAGGTGATGATTGTCACTTGAGACCTGGTCAAAAGTGGGCCGAACTGATTTTTGGTCAAGTCGTAACACGAGAATTTGTTAGAGCCTTCACCTCACCCCCCTCATACGCTAAGAAATCCAAGGGTCCCGCCACGGTAGGTGATTGCCCATCGGGTATGCGTGACGACGGGATTAACTGCTGGCTCGACCCAGTGTACAGGGGTGTTGGTAAAATACCAGGTATATGCCGTGCGAGTGAGCCGACTAAAATAGGTCTTAGGTGTTATGAAGATTGTCCAGATGGGTACGAACCAAACGCAGCCGTACCAACCCTGTGCGAACCAAAATGTGGTCAGGGATCTAACAAAGATTATCCACTCAAACGGGGTTTGATTTGTTACAAAGATTGTAGAGACAAGGGGGGTGGCTGGTTCAATGGATCTCTTTTGGAATGTGCGAAGTGTCACGGTGGGTGGAGTAGTGATGGGCTTTTAGGGTGTAAAAAGAAGGGTGGGTGGAAACCCAGGTGGCCACATAGTGAAAGTCGTGGTTCAAGGGGTATCGGTCTCGCGAAAGAAAGAAAGCACCATTCACTCAAATGTGGAGATGATCAGGTTGAACAGGCTGGTTTGTGCTACGATAAATGCTCAAACAAGGGAGACCAAGGACAATACAAATACAACGGTGTTCTTGATTGGTGCCAACCCGAGGGTGCGGCTGGCATCAAGAAGGGTCTCGATGCTCGATGGGAGTGCCCCGAGGGGTCTCACAGTATAGCTGGTATCTGCTATAAAGATTGTGAGCCAGGGGAGCGTGACGATGGTTTATTATGTAACCCACCCTAATTAATTTCTAAGAGTATATAAATTAAGAATGGCAGGCGTTGCTAAAGGTCTTGGTGCTGTGGCAGACGCAGGCAGATTCGCGGGTGCAGCAGGGGATATAGGTGGTGCCGCTTCAGCTGCATCTCGCGTTGGTGGAGCCGTTGGTGGTGCTGCAAACCTTGGTAAAGTAGATCTCTCGGGTATATCTCGTGTTGGTGGTAATGCCACTGGAGCGGGTACGAGTGCGGCCCGTGGAGCTGATGATATCGCTGCAGCGGGTGCAAAAGGACAAAAAGCAACTTTTCTCGCGAAAAATGCGAATACTTTACTCGCTGGTGGTGTCGCCGCGGGTGGTCTCTACTATCTGGACCAACAATACAAGGGGGCTAAGGAAGATGTCAAGGATTGTATGAAGGTGTGTCTCCCAGGTAATTGGGATGATCATGCATATGGCGATTTAGACAAATCCGAGCTTCAATATAAGGAACTCGACGATGCTGGCGACCAACCAGTGTGTTCAGCGGAAATGCCAGATTGTGGGAAATACTGTGGTGACAAGTGTGAAGAACTTCACGATTATGATGCACCAGGTTCTGATCTTTTGACTGGTTTGGGTGGAGATACTGGTGAATTGGCGGGTGGTCTGCTCGGTGGTCTCTTCGGTGGTCTTGGTGGAGGTCTGGCCGACGGTCTCGGTGTTGATACGGGTGTATTGAGTGCATCATCAAGTTCATCATCTCTTTGTTGTTGCATAGTCATCATTTTAGCGGCTGTGATGAGTGCTTAAAGATATTTTAATCCTTTATACCAATGATCCTTTCGATCGACGTTGGCATAAGGAACTTAGCTCTTTGTCTCCTCGATGAGGACCACAAGAACCTTGTCACGGAATGGGACGTGGATGGAATTCCACCTCAACATGCAGATGGTGTCTATGTGTCCCTCCGAAATCACCTAGACGAAAGACCTTGGGTACTCACCGCTAAAACTATTCTCATCGAGGAGCAGCCCTCCTTTAATAAGAAAATGGTTTCAGTCATGCACTTCCTTCACGCGTACTTCATCATCAAGTGTCCAGAGGCTGAGACTATCATTTACCACGCCTCCAATAAGATTCCAGATATTTCCGGTCCCGGGAAGGCACAGTACAATAAGAGGAAGAAAGCCTCCATCGAGCGGTGTGAAGCCTTTATCCGTAGTAGTGATGTGAATGCACATTGGGTGGATACCTTCGTAAAGTCCAAGAAGAAGGATGACTTGGCAGATACCGTGATGCAAGCCCTGTCCTTTGTGAATAGAAAAGAGGTCACACCAGCC